ATGAACTGGATTGGTTCTCGGTGGTGGAAATTCGACTTCCATAATCACACTCCGGCATCGGACGATTATGGAAAAGGCCCTAATCAGGCCCAGTATATGCAGATCACTCATAAAGATTGGCTGCTCAACTACATGCGACAAGGCATCGATTGTGTCGCTGTCACGGACCATAATTCAGGCGCTTGGATTGATCCGCTCAAGCAGGCACTCAAGGAACTGGCATCTGAGAGTCATGAAGATTATCGACCACTCTACTTATTCCCAGGTGTTGAGCTTACTGTTCAGGGGAATATCCATATTCTGGCCATTTTCGGCGAAGACAAGACAACCTCTGATATCGACTCACTGCTTGGTGCGGTCAGGTATCGCGGCACCAAAGGAAAGAGCGACGGCTGCTCTGAATGCTCAGCAGTTGAGGTGATCGACGAAATTGCTAGGTCAGGAGGACTTGCAATACCTGCTCATGTAGATCAGGCTAGCGGACTTTTTACGGTCTGTACGGGCAACACACTAGAGCAGGTGCTTGACAACAAATGTGTTTTTGCTATGGAGGTAACGGACCTTGCTAAAGCAAAACCGCAGCTCTATATTGGCAAGAATTTGAATTGGGCAGAGATTCTTGGAACCGATTCCCATCATCCGTCCGGTACCGGAAATCAACGCTACCCGGGTAGCCATTTCACTTGGGTAAAAATGTCGGAGCCATCTTATGACGGATTACGGCTGGCGCTCGTTGATGGTGCTCTTTCACTGAAGCGGTCGGACAACTTCACTGGTGACCCAAATATCCATGGACAACTTGCCATCGAAAGTATCGTGGTTGATGATGCGAAGTACTTAGGACGAGGGCAATCTTTAACTTGTCAACTGAACCCCTGGCTCAACACTATCATTGGTGGACGAGGCACTGGGAAATCGACTTCGTTGGAATTCCTGCGGATTGCTCTTAAACGAAAGGGAGAAATCCCCAAGAGCCTTGAAAAGGAATTTACCAAATACAGTCAAACTTCGAAAGACCGCCAAGATGAAGGGCTGTTAAAAGATTCCACGAAAATAACTGTAGGCTTTCGAAAAGACGGTGGCCGTTTCCGAATCACCTGGTCTAATACCGACGACATATACAGCATCGAGGAAGAGACCGCTCCCGGAGTCTGGTGTGATTCCGAGGGAGACATAGCACAACGATTTCCTGTCAGGATTTACAGCCAGAAACAGATATTCGAATTGGCAAAGCATCCCCAAGCACTCTTGCAGGTTGTCGATGATGCCCCGGAGGTCAATCATCGTGATTGGCAGCTTAAGTGGGATGAACTGGTTTCCAAATATCTCTCGCTTCGCGCCCAAGAGCGTGAAGTTCAGGCTGGGCTTCAGGAAGAATCGGTAACCAAAGGTCAGCTTGAAGACGTCAAACGCAAACTCGATGTTTTTGAAAAGGCGGGCCACGCGGATGTCCTTAAGGCTTACCAACTCAGACAGAACCAGAGTAAGGCTATGGACTCCTGGGTAACGACTTGGGAGGATTCCGCCGAACAGGTCCGAGATATTTCTGGAAGCCTACTGCCAGCAGAATTGGATTTACAATATTTCGACATTGGGAATGCGGATGACAAAGAACTCTTCGATACCATCAAGGACATCCGTGCGACGTTTGAGAAGCTTCAGACAGAGATGAACTCGATCGCGCAGCGGATTGATGATGTGAAGAACTCATGGAATCAAACTCGATCAGACTTGGGAATATCGAAAAGAATTACAGCGGCGAGCCATGAATACAACGCCCTCCTCGGTCAACTCAGCGCAGCAGACGCAGGTGATCCATCTGCATATGGTGTTCTGGTTAAGCAGCGACAAGATTTCGAAGATAAGCTCAAGGGATTCGACAAAAAGAGAGAAACTCTTGCGCAGCATCAGAAGAGCGCGGAAGAATACTTGGTCAAACTCCATGAGCATCGAGCATTGATAACCAAACTTCGTGAGGACTTTCTCAAGGATACTCTCGTCGGCAATTCATATGTACAGATCAATGTCATTCCGTTTGGAAACAAGATTACGGTTGAGGAAGAATTCCGTAACCTGATCGGCCGCAGTGGTGGCGGATTTGACCGCGACATTGGAGTTGTTGACGGGGATGAGGGCTTGCTGGCTTATTTAACGCAAGACCAATCCAATACTATGGATGATAAAATTGAGAAAATAAAATCATCGCTACTTGCAATCCATGAAAACGATACTATGGCGGTGGAATCCTGCAAAGATCGACGTTTTGTATCCCTCATTCAGGGGCTAACTCCGGAACAGATAGATCGAATTCAGTGCTGGTTTCCAGGCGATTCTCTGGATATCAGATATAGCCTCAAGAACGGCGAGAGTTTCAAACCCGTAGAGCAAGGATCTCCGGGGCAAAAAACGGCGGCTCTCCTTGCATTTATCCTTTCATATGGCAATGAGCCTCTTATACTTGATCAGCCTGAGGATGATCTTGATAACCACTTAATCTATGATCTTATCGTGACGCAATTGCGTGAGATCAAACAAAAACGGCAGGTTTTAGTAGTCACGCACAACGCTAACATCGTCGTGAATGGTGACGCGGAAAACGTCATTGCCCTTGATATTCGGTCTGGTCAAACCAGAATTGTGGCGCAAGGGGGTCTTCAAGAACCTTCCATACGCGATGAGATATGCCGAGTGATGGAAGGTGGCAAAGAGGCCTTTACCCAAAGATATAAACGAATCAATGCAGCAATCAAATAGAACGGAGTTGCACTTGAACGGCAATTGCGCTGAGCTCAATTGCCGCCAATGCTTGGTCGTTAACGTCTGCTCCTGGCACAGGGCTGCTGTTGCAGCCCTGACAACCTTAGACTTCAATCGATTCAGAGATCTCTAACGCATCATCGACTTCAATGCCCAGATAACGGAATGTGCTTTCCAGTTTCTTATGACCCAACAGAAGTTGAATCACCCGAAGATTCTTGGTCAGCGGACAATAGGTGCAACGCCATATTGAACCCTTAAGACTAAAGTGGACCGATATAGTAAGCGTTACACTGACCCGTTGCCAGCATCGAAATGCCTAAGCTACGAAAACTCTTTGACGGACATAATGTTCCTCATGTTTGCCACATGTCTCCGATTGAGCACAACTATAGTCTGCTGATGAGACTAATTATGGCACTGAGCAGACCTGCTCGCTAGGCGAGATCCGCTGTGAGCGAATTGCAGAGGTCTCGAATATGCTTGATAATAATGCTTGAAGATATAATTGGTATGAGCCTGAAAATTTATTTTTAAAGAATTATTAAATACTGCCGATGTTAATAATTATACTAAAAAAAAGGAACATGGAATTTATGTTAAATTTAGACGAAATGTGCAGCGCATTAAGAAAACAATACTCTATAACGGCTGGTCAAGATGGTGAGAAATATGCTAGTAGATGGCTGGAAAAATCCAAGTGGAAATTTGAACATGTTGAGCAAGGAATAAATACCTTATCTGCAAACTTGAAATCATATGGGGGGAAACGCCCCGATTTCATTATTGACGCTGACGAATCCTCTTATATTCTTTTAGATGCGAAGTATCACTCAACAGATGGGTGTACCTCCTTTACACTTACTGATTGTGAAATAGGAAAGTATAGAGCACTTCAGCAATTCTTAAAAAATGTGTATAGTGATTGTACTTTCGAAGTAGTCTTTATGGTGTTTCCGAAAGAAAAAAATGGTGACGAATTTACATTTGTGAGTCTAGATGAGTTTGATAAAGGAGAGTGTACGACTCTAGCATCAAAAGATGCAACGAAAATTAGTCTACTCTATCGAGATGACTTATGGTTTAAAAGTTGATTAATAAAAAACAATTGGCTTTCACCATTTTTAATTACTTTTCCCAGCATGCCGAAAATGTCTCATTTATTTGAATGATTGTATCTTTAATAGATATATCGCGACTATTCCTAAACTTATTTCTAGTTGTTAACAAAACTGTGTGCTATGAATGTCTGCTGTTGGCACATAGCAGTTCTAGAGACAGTGGCGTAAAGTCATGGAGAATCGGTGGAAGGAGGTGCAAACCCTCTCATACAAAAATGCGTAAAATCAGTAACGGCTGGAAATCATTCAATACTCGCACTATCAAAAGTTCACCAGCCAACCGCGACACCTCCTGCATACGACATGTCTGCGGTTTTATATAACCCTGGCTGGAAACCTCTTATACAAAGTTGACACACCAACATCATAGATAATAGCCACCTTCTGGCGAGGAACGCCTGATGCAATTAATCGCCCGGCCTGCGCCCATTGTTCTGGTGTAAGTTTGGGACGACGTCCACCAATTCGTCCCTGTGCGCGAGCAGCTTCCAGTCCAGCTTTTGTTCGTTCAACAATCAGTTCTCGTTCCATTTCAGCCAGGGCACCCATCACATGAAAGAAAAAACGCCCCATCGGTGTGCTGGTATCAATAGCATCCGTCAGGCTGCGAAAATTAACGCCACGTTCGCGCAACTCCTCAACCAGAATGACCAGATGCCGCATACTACGTCCCAGCCGATCCAGCTTCCAGACAACCAGAGTGTCACCTGCCGATAATGTCCTGAGCAGTTTTTTCAGTCCCGGCCTTTCGGACTTTGTACCGCTTACCTTGTCTTCAAAAATCAGCTCGCATCCTGCACAGTTCAGCGCATTACGTTGTAGATCTGTGTTCTGGTCATTTGTTGATACGCGTACATAGCCAATAAGCATGGTAGATCCCCCTGACAAAAGCAGGAATGATGCCATTTGCTCGTTATTTCTGCATTTTCATAAACGTTGGTTTGGGAGAAGGCTCTGCATTACCGGTTGGTGTGCCTGTTCCGTGGCCTTCAGCCACTCCGCCAACGGGGTGGCTAAAATGTAACGGAGCAGTATTTTCTTCTGAAAAGTACCCAAATCTGGCAAAGGCTTACCCAACATTAAAATTACCAGATTTACGCGGGGAATTTATTCGTGGCTGGGATGATGGGCGCGGGATTGACTCTGGTCGTAACTTATTATCTGCACAGAATGATGCAATTCAGAATATTGTTGGTTCTTTTGGGCGTACCCAGCTTTTTAGAGACGTACTTAGTTCAGGGCCATTTAGTCAACATGGGAAAGTATTATCTACAGGTCTAAAGGAAGCCGAAATTATTGATGGTTATGGCGCTTATAACTGGACATTCGACGCATCTCGCTCAGTTCGCACAGCATCTGAAACCCGCTCCCGTAACATCGCCTTTAATTATATTGTGAGGGCTGCATGATAAGTAAAGCTGTATTAAATAATGAACTCATCGCCACAAAGGCCGGAGACATTACCGTTTATAATTATGATGGTGAAACACGGGAATATATTTCCACATCAACTGAATATCTTGCTGTGGGTGTCGGTATCCCGGCATATTCCTGTTTAGATGCCCCAGGCGCATACAAAGCTGGTTATGCAATCTGCCGATCTGCAGATTTTAACTCATGGGAATATGTGCCAGACCATCGCGGTGAAATCGTCTTTAGCACCGAAACAGGAGAATCAAAAGAAATCACAGTTCCGGGTGATTACCCTGATAATACAACCACTATCGCCCCGTTAACGCCATACGATAAATGGGATGGTGAGAAATGGGTGACGGATACCGAGGCACAGCATAGCGCCGCAGTAGACGCGGCAGAAGCACAACGTCAGTCACTGATTGATACTGCAATGGCTTCCATTAGTCTGATTCAACTGAAATTGCAGGCCGGACGGAAGTTCAATATAATTTGTGGCTGGATTATCTGGACGCACTGGAGCTGGTCGATACTTCCAGTGCGCCAGATATTGAATGGCCTACGCCTCCGGCAGTTCAGGCCAGATGATATCCGGCGCGGTGCTGGTATCTGTTACCGTCACCGCGTCAATGTAATCCAGCACGGCGTTAAGTCGGGTTGTTTCTGCCTGCGTCAGTTTCCGTCCGGCCTGCAATTTCAGTTGAATCAGACTAATGGAAGCCATTGCAGTATCAATCAGTGACTGACGTTGTGCTTCTGCCGCGTCTACTGCGGCGCTATGCTGTGCCTCGGTATCCGTCACCCATTTCTCACCATCCCATTTATCGTATGGCGTTAACGGGGCGATAGTGGTTGTATTATCAGGGTAATCACCCGGAACTGTGATTTCTTTTGATTCTCCTGTTTCGGTGCTAAAGACGATTTCACCGCGATGGTCTGGCACATATTCCCATGAGTTAAAATCTGCAGATCGGCAGATTGCATAACCAGCTTTGTATGCGCCTGGGGCATCTAAACAGGAATATGCCGGGATACCGACACCCACAGCAAGATATTCAGTTGATGTGGAAATATATTCCCGTGTTTCACCATCATAATTATAAACGGTAATGTCTCCGGCCTTTGTGGCGATGAGTTCATTATTTAATACAGCTTTACTTATCATGCAGCCCTCACAATATAATTAAAGGCGATGTTACGGGAGCGGGTTTCAGATGCTGTGCGAACTGAGCGAGATGCGTCGAATGTCCAGTTATAAGCGCCATAACCATCAATAATTTCGGCTTCCTTTAGACCTGTAGATAATACTTTCCCATGTTGACTAAATGGCCCTGAACTAAGTACGTCTCTAAAAAGCTGGGTACGCCCAAAAGAACCAACAATATTCTGAATTGCATCATTCTGTGCAGATAATAAGTTACGACCAGAGTCAATCCCGCGCCCATCATCCCAGCCACGAATAAATTCCCCGCGTAAATCTGGTAATTTTAATGTTGGGTAAGCCTTTGCCAGATTTGGGTACTTTTCAGAAGAAAATACTGCTCCGTTACATTTTAGCCACCCCGTTGGCGGAGTGGCTGAAGGCCACGGAACAGGCACACCAACCGGTAATGCAGAGCCTTCTCCCAAACCAAGGTTTTCGAGAGCTGTTTTCACCGTGCCATCCGATTTGATATCGCCAAACGGATTCTTGCGGCTTAACAGCAGCGCACGAAGCGCGGTAAGCAACTGGTCGTGCCGCGCCTTCTCCAGGCTGGCACCGGATGCCTCCACCACGCTGCAGAGTTCTTCCTGCAACATATCAAAGTAGTCATCATCCAGATCGGTGGCAGGCGTGCCAGTCTGGGGGTTACCACGGGTAAAACCGTTCTTACCCGCGCCGAACTTATCCTTCTGCGCGGTTTTCGTGTCTATACGATGCATGGATTACTCCGGATATTTAAAAATTACGTAGGTATGCGACGGGCAGAGTTTGTTAAGCACACACTCGACAACGGTGTCACCCCAGATACGCAGTGCGGAATCACAGGGATCGCCACATGTCATCCAGGTGGTGTTGGTGGTGGTTGGCATGTTGACCTGCCAGTAATACCGCCATTCCGGCGCATTCACCGCGTCAGTACAGGCCGATGAGCAGGTGAACGTGCTTTTGTCGTATCGCGTGATGGTGGCATCTGGTCTGCCCAGGGCAGCAAGCTGTGCAAGATAAAAATCCTCGTTGATGCCGCCCGCCAGGTTAACCTTCGCATCCAGCCGTTGCTGACGCTGGCGAAGGGTCTGCGTTCCCGCCGGAATACATTCATCCGGCAGACCGCACAGACGCTCCCAGCGGTTTATCAGTTCAGTGGTGGTGCGCGGATCCAGCTCCCGCATCAGGGCATCCGCACGCTGATGAACACGGGTTAATGACGGTGCCGCACCGGCAATCGCCGGATCGCTGGCTGACCACGCCGGACCGGGCGGCAACAGTGCCGATAACAGGCGGATGTAATCATCGTTTGTCACGTCCATGAAATCGTCCCCAGTACCGCCAGTTCGTTTTTCGCAATGGAGATATTGTCCACCGGTGCAAGCAACTGATGGCTGTATTCCCCGTTCGCACCGGAAATCGCCTCACTGATACGCGATACCTTCAGTTCTCCCTGCGGATAACCATCACGCAGCAGGAACGAACGCAACTCCGCGGTAATGGCAGCCCGTATTTCCGGTGTGTCCGGCGTCACGCGGATATGAAAATCCACCGTATGTGCCACCGGCCTGAATACATACAAATCAGAGCCTGCCACCGGGGCCAGTGGCCCGATATGTTGTCTTGCTGCCGTTTCCGTTGATTCTTCCGGAATGGGATTAATCAGGTCACTGCTGGCAATCATCACACCGACAGTTCCCGTTCCCATCCAGTGACGGTATGTCCATGCGCGGGTAATGCCGGGCACTTCTTTAGCCCAGACGACATAGTCCCCGTCAGCCCCGCCCTGAGGCGTCCAGTAATACCGCTCAATGACGCGGGCACGCCACGTTTCCAGCTCTTCAGTATCAAATCCACCTGTCAGGGTATCTGCCACGCCGGAAGACGGCAGACCATTAACCGGCGTGACCAGGATTAATGACGTACCGTCGTCAGCGTTACCGACCGCGCCTGCACTTGAGCAGGCGATCGGCACGCGCAGGACACCACCGGAGCTGGTTGCATCGGCAGTTGCCGTGTACTGAACCAGGTCATCGCGCTGAATAACACTCCCGGCGGTCACCTTCAGGCCATCGCTGACACCTTCCCAGCGCATATACCCGCTGGCAGCCGTGGCCCCCTTGCGCGGACACCGTTTCATCGCAGCATGTCGCGCCAGCCAGGACTCATCGCACAGGTCAGGCAGCATGTTCATTGCCAGATAATCGATGTACCCGTAAACCGTATGCAGCGCCGCCGCATACACCTTTGCCCGCACGTCTTCATCCATGCGCCGGAGCGTGTCGCTGACGTCCAGCCTGGCGAATAAATCGTTACGGAGCATACTGATATTTTCTGCCAGCGTCGGGCGCTGAAATTCACTGTCCGCCATGCGTTATCGCACTCCACAGATCATCAAAAGAAATCATTACCGGTCCGTCACGACGCCAGAGAGTGATACTGTTACCCAGTTCATTAATCCCGGTGCGGTGGATATCCAGATCAATACGGGACACCACGCCGTCATCAATCATCCATTGCAGGCATTCGCGGATATACCCCCTTACCGTCAGCACCAGCTGATTGGTCAGTTTGCTGCGCTGAAGCAGCCACAGTCGGGAGCCGTAACGGTCATTCTGTACCGCAGGCCAGGTATCCCCCCACCATCCCATCGGGACGTCGGCGTTGTCATCAGGCTCCGCCCGCCGCCAGGTAAACAGGGAAATCACCACGGCGCGGGTCAGCGGATCCAGCGGTGCGCTGGCGCAGGTGCGTTTACCGTTCACCGTCAGCCACAGTTCCATCATGCCTCCATCGATTTATCAGGTTTGTCGGTGTTACTGCCCTGACCGTTCTCTCTGTGACGATGCCCGTTATAGGCAAGCCGCATCGCTGACATGGTGGTGCCGCTGGAGTCGCACAGGTCTTTCACCTGTCCTGTCACTTCCAGGTCCATTTCAAAACGTGCTTTAGGTGAATTGCGAAACGTGATCGTTTTACCTGCACCGTCCACCACGATCCCCTCCCGGGTCAGCGTCACGGACTGCCCCTGATCGTCATAGACAGCCACCTCACCCGTCTGCAGCCCTTTCAGGCGGTAGCGCCGGTCCGACACCGTAACAACCACCGCATGAGAACGGTCACCATCCGGAAACAACACCACCGCTTCCGCACCGCTGTTTGCCCTTGCGGTAAAACCGTAGGGTTCAAGATGTTCAACCCCGGCTTTGGGTTCACCGGCAATCAGGGACACATCCACGGTCTGACATTTCGTGGCGGCACTGATGCTTTTCACCACCGCCCGCCCAATCAGGCCGAGGAGTTGTCGCTGCATGGCTTCAATCGCCTTCATCAGAACGGGTCCTCCTGTACTCTGGCTTTTTTCTTTTTCCGCGCGCCGGGGGCTTCGGGTTCAGGCAGATAAGCATCAGGTGGGCCGACACGGATTTCCGTCAGGGTGCCATTCTGGTCCTGAGTAAACGTGACTTCCGAGACAAGCAGTTCGGTATTGTCGAAACCACAGACCGGATCGAAGACAATCACCCGCTGGTTGGGCTGCCACAGCGTACCGTTACCCTGTCGCCAGCCCTGCACCACATAGGTGGTTTCATCCGTCCGCGCCGCCCGTTGTCGGGCTTCAAAGTCAGCACGCGCAATACAGCCTGCCCCCGTAGCCTGCCCTGTCTGCCTGATATACATCGGACGGTAACGGGCAATAAATGCGTCCTCTGTGCGGGCCCGCAGCGCAGTTGTGGTGGCCTCACCGAAATCATCGTCGTTTCCGGCACGCTGCCCCGCCACCTGGTAAACAGAAAACCGCTCCCGGATACTCTTCTCCGTATCGCAGGAAAGGATGTTTTCCCCGAGTACCAGCGCGGTATGTGCCCGCGTTGAGCCAATACCGCCAATCACCAGCCTGCCGTGCGGGTCGTCATAAGCCAGCGCCTGCTGCTGACCGAGTATTTTGTTAATCACCTCGATCACCGTTTCACCGTGATCAGGCTGGACATCAGGAATAACACCCGACGGCGCACCGCTGTTCACCACCTCAATGCCGAAGGGCGCAGCAAGCGCCTGCGCAATCTGTACCAGTGATCGTCCGTTAAACTGTGTCGGTTCAGCTGCACAATCAATCAGGTCAGCGGTCAGACTGCGTCCGGCAATACCGGTGCTGACCGAACGGGCATCGTAACGAACGGGCGTCGCCTCCACCCAGCCGGTGATCACCAGCTCATCACCAATCAGCACCTCCACTTTTGAACCGTTTTTAATGCGCGGCTGAAGCGTGGTGATACCCTCATCACCCGGCCACTGGCGGGTGATCTCCACACTGAAATCCCGCGCCAGTCGTTCAACACCGGCACCGATGCGCACCGATGTCCAGCCATTCCACTCCCGGCCATTTACCCGTAGCGTGACATTGTCGTTCATTGCACTGGCACCTTCAGAGGGATCACCGGCACAAAGCCGGGATGCGTAATGGTATTACGCCGGATAATGTCCGCATCACGCGCCGCGTTATCAAACCAGGTCGCCGCCAGCACCAGCGCGGGTAAAACCTCATCCGGTGTGCGCTGAATGATCCGTGCAGACTGTTCAAGGCGCGTGTTGATATCCGCATTCAGATCTGCTTTCACCCGGCGCAGTGCCAGAAACAGCGCATCACTGGTTGTACGGGACAACTCCTTATCAATTGCCGTATTCAGTGTGTCGCGAATGTCAGTCAGTTCTTCCCACGTTGGCAGGTCAACCGTGTTTTTCACCGCCGGTGCATTGTTCAGTGCCGGATGCGTGACGGAAGGCCAGCCAGTGCTCTGCGCAGGTGTTGTTGACTGCCCCACTGCGGCATTCTGCATCACCGCGGAAGTTGTTGGCGCAGGCAATCGGGTGACGGCATACGCCGCTTCGCTGATTGCGGTCGTACGAAGGGTACTGGCAACCTCGTTACGCTGATGCGTCGCCGTGGCGGTGGTTTTACTGTCCGTTTTCCAGACGCCGCGCGGTTGCAGATCGCTGCCGAGGCTGACACCGGAAAGCGTTTTGATCATGGTGACCAGGTCGCTGGCGTTACCATAAAGGCGTTTCCCGGTACGCCACATTTTCTGCACCTGCTCAACGAAATTTTTGCCTGACGATGGTGGCGGCAGAAGTACCGAGATATCCCCCTGCAACAGCCTGGCAGCATCCGATACGGCAGAATCCACCACTTTCATCGCATCAGAAACATACCCAAGCATTGTGCTGGCATTACCGACGACGTCGTTCTGCACAAAATCCGCCACGCCATCGATACTGAAACCGCTGAAGCTGTCACTGATGCAGTCATCCAGTGCAGAACAGGATGACATCAGCGTCTGCGCCGTCGCCGCACCTGATGTGGGGTAAGAGAGTTCTCCCGCTTCGACAAACTTCAGGTCAAAGCGGACAATACGCCCTTCACTCTTCGATGTGCTGACCCGAACCTCTCCGTCAACACAGACTTTCAGCTCACCGTAAGTCGGATGGACAAGCGTGCCGGGACCGGGTTTATTCAGCGCGTCAATCAGGCGATCGCGCTGGTCAAAGCAGTCATCTCCCACTACATAAGCCGTGATGGACGGGCGGAAAGTGATTTTCCCCAGGTCTTCAGTATAGGGTTTGTCGCGGTTCGGGTATTCGTGCGTTTCCACACGACGACCGGTTCCCGCACTTTCTTCTTCAACCTTAAACGGCACACCGCGAAATGACGCGTCCTGAAGTCTGTCTTTCCACGTCATATAAACTCCGTACATAAAAAATCCCACCGGAGTGGGACTCATTAACAGATTAATTTTTCATTACCTGCCAAAGCGCGTATAGCCAACATCATGGCTGACATCAAAACCGCTGGATCGCGTTTCCATAACCCGCATACCCGGAGGCGAATTCACAAAAGAGACCTTGATCTCACCATCAACTTTTGGCGCAGTAGCTTTATTAATCATGAAGGGATTCGGGCCTGTGGCATCGGAGGCGTTGTTTGACTGAGCCAGATCTACTGCCGGATAAGGTGTGTATCCCCGTGCCGGTATTCCCGTCCCATAAGCATCATAAGCACCCGCGCCCCACTGCGCAGAGTTAATGGCATCGACCGTGTCTCCGGAACTGTCGGTAAACCACTCAATAATTGGCTTCAGCTTGTCCCACATATCCTGAAACCACTTAACAACCGGCCCCCAGTTATTGATCACCATCCCCAGCGGCGACCAGGCAAAAACTTTCTTAAGGAGTTCCCAGCCAGCCTCAAAATAAGGACCAATGGTTTCCCAGAGCTTCTTGAAATAAGGTCCGACAACATCCCAGTTAGTGATAATTAATCCCGCAGCCAGGGCTATCGCCGTCGCAATCATGCCAATCGGCGTCATCGACATGATCCTGCTGACAATGCTGATGGCACTGCCCACGCCCATCAATCCCAGTTTCAGAATCGCAAGACCGGCAGCAAGCCCGACGACGCCGCGAATAACCCGGGGATTTTCATCCGCAAACTTCGTGAATTTTTCCCCCAACTCCCCCAGCCATTGCGTGATATTTTTAGCGTCACCAGAAAATGCGCCGCCAATAGCTGCAAGACCGTTAGTTGCGGTCCCCGTCATTGCCTCCCACAGGTTGGACAGCGTACCAAGCTGTGCCTGAACACGTTTATTCAGGCTGGCCTGTTTATGCATCTTCTGCTGGATCTGATCGTAACCATCCTTTCCTTTATCGATCAGAGCATTGACCACCTGAAGGGTTTCGGCATCATCACCAAATATTGCCTTAAGTACACCGGTTCGCTTAACGTCGGTCAGTTTTCGCAGCTTTGCCAGTTGCCTGAACATGTTATCAAGACCGCCAAAACTCCCTTTGCCATCAGTAAAATCGAGCTGTACCCCGAGTTTCTGGCGGGCCATGATTTTATTGACGTCCCTGATTTTCTTAACGCTTAATCCGGACTGGATAACTTTTCGCAGGGCATTACCTGCCGACTCCCCGTTCATCCCCATCTGATCCATCATGACACTGATGGGGGCAAGACTCTGTGCAGCCTGAAGACCGTCCTTATTCACCATCTTCAGAACAGAGCTGGTTTTAGTGAAGAATGACAGCATGTTGGTGTCGTCAACGCCCAGATAAAACGCCTTCTGAATTGTGTCGAACAGCCCCATCATGTCTTCTGAGGCCGTTCCGGTAGCATCCTGCATCTTTGCGGCAAACTCGGCAGCCGCTTCCGGTGTTTTTTTCAGTTGTACCGCAAGATAAGCTGTCGCTTTACCCACACCACCCAGAATGTTTTCTGCCGGGATCCCCTGACGCACCAGCATCTGCATCATGTTCTGGAAATCAGCCGTTGTACCGGGTAGCTGGTTACCCAGGCCAATAGCCAGTTTATTGATGTCCTGAAAGCTCTTTCCGACCTCACCGTTCGCATCCATCATGGCAACTTTCAGCCCGGTGGCGGCGTTTTCCTGATCGGCATAAGATTTCAGGGAAAGCGTCAGACCCGCAGCCAGTCCGCCACCAAGCGCCAGCCCACCCTGTGACGCTTCTTCCGCCTGGCGTTTAAATCCCCGGATTTTCTTTTGCATTTTCGACAGCGCGGGAGAAAGCCTGTCGACACCGGTGATCAACGCCTTAAGCTCAAATTCAGCCATGTGTGCGTTTCTCCTGCTCTATCCTGTTTGCCTGACTGACCAGCAAGGGAATTTCACTGATCGGCATATTCAGCAATTCGAAGGGATTAATGCGCCAGTAGCTGGCGCAGTCAAAGAAGCGATCAGTGAGGTATTCAGCCGTCAGGCCTGGAGGAAAAAACCAGCCACAAGCCACGCCGCTGCATTCAGGTCTGCCGGAGACATCTGGTCGACAGAGCTTTGCGGCACTTTCGCCAGCCGCACAATGTATTTCGACACCACATGCGCCAGAAGTCTGACGGACTCATCCTGATTCATCTGGTAGGGATACCCCAGCTCGCGGACATCCTTCCCGGTGGGTTCATCAAACTCCAGTACGGAGAGTGTCTCACCATGAGCGATAATCGGTTTCTTTAACTCAAGCTCTTTCATTACTGGTAATCCCCTTCTTCACCGTGAAATTCAATATCGACCGTGCCTTCTTCGGCATTATGGTTCGCTTCACCGTGCAGCCAGGCTGACGACAATACATAGACCTGACCGTTCGCCAGCTCGGCAGTGATGGTCATCTCATCAGACGAGGTGATTTTGCTCACCGGAAAATTCTTCGGCACCTTGAAGGTCCCTTTGACATAAGGCGCACGGTGAGTTTCCTTGCGGTCCACTGAACCGTCCAGGCCGATGATGTCATCATTGACCGTCCTGTTCATGGGCACCTCAATGCCGCCGGTCAGCGATAGCTGCTGACCGTCAATTTTGAAATAACAGGTTCCCCCGATACGGGCCATTATGCGGACTCCTCTGAATACTGAAGACGGAACTGGTTAACCACGGCAAAGACACGCAGCTGGTTAACATAGTCAGGCGGGAACAGCGTGTTCAGGCGATTTGGATCGCTGGCATCACGCTCCACAACCAGGTACTGCTTGAACAGTTCGTAGTTTTCCACGATCCCCGCACGCTCGAGCTGACGGTAGGTTGCCAGCAGTTCCCCTTTGATCACCGCCGGGGTGACAATCGCCTGACCGGGACCAAAGCGGGTACCGTCGCTGGCAAGCTTGTGACGCCCGTACTTACTGGTAATGACGGATTTCAGTTTGCGCAGTACATACGCACTGGTATGCAGCGTCTCGCTGTCGAGGTAGCTGTTATCCGCAACCCCGTAAGCGTTTTTCCTGTACGTGGTGACATCACGCTGAATGCGCAGCACCCCGCTTTCGACATACGCCGTTGCCACGCCATGAGACAGCAGGGTCTGCTGCTCGGTCATCGTGAACCGTTTCCCCTTCGGCGCAGGCAGCATACCCACCAGCTCACCGGTCTGCGTGGGACGTGCCGGATCGTTGCGGATAAACACCGCTGCGCGGGCGGTACGGCTTGCCGCCAGCTCGTCGGCAGGCGTCTGTGTCTCTTTTTCGTACCCCGCCAGGGTAATGTGCTGCTGGTTAAACTGGTCACCTGCGGTCACCAGTTCTGACAGCGTGCCGATCTTTGCCGTATACACATGACCATACAGCTGACGCGCATAGCTCCAGCGACCGCTGGTATCGTTCATCTCGGTCACCAGTGTGTTAACGGAGGCCGTGTCGTTGAACGGCAGGCCGATATAATCAAACGGCTCATCCGCCATTGCAGCCACCGCGCCGGTGAGAACAGGAGAGCCCGTTCCGGCGGTCCCCGTCGCCACGGCAATCTGTACGCCCGCAGGCAGCACTTCGCCCCCACCAAAGCCGTAGTAATTGAGGCTGACAGGAATTTCATTCCCGCAAAGCCCCTTATGACGCGCGGTCAGCGTGACAACACCAGCCGAAGATGAAGCTGTAAACGGCAGAGTCGGAACGGCATTGATGGCATCCTGGATACTGCTGGCAATCGTCGTGACGTTATCGCCGTTGGTCACCGGAGCCTGCACGCGAGTACGTCCCACATAGACATTCACCGTGCCGCTTTCGGTTGCTTCCCCGGTCACCGTCAGCGTAACCGTTGCCGCCGCGCCTGTGGCTTCCGGAACGGCAATCACATACAGCTCACCAAACGGGTCGGTCTGGCGATAAGCCTCGACCATACGCGCCAACTGACTTCCCGCACCACAAATCTGGCGTGCATAGTCTGCCGACGGCATCAGCACCAGACTGTTGGCAACAATCTCTGCACCGTTATTGGCATGACCAATCAGCAGCGATGCTCCGCTGTCCTGTGCAGTATTCGCCGCCTGGTTATCCATTTCCGCATAAAACAGCGGAACCAGCGTATTCGACGGAATGGTGTTAAAGCTTATCGTCATCGGTGTTCACCTTTTTATTCACGCGCCGGATATCACCCGCAGCTTCACGGCGCAGCCAGTAGTTGTTCTCGTCAACATTTCGCCCTTCGGCGGGCAAAAGGTCACCGCGGGCAGGGTCAGGCACTGACCGCCCTTTAACAGGTTTCACAAACATGAAGATTCTCAGGAAGGAAGGGTTATTTCGGTGTGATGTTCGATATCGCCGTCAGGCCCGTTACCGGGATCGAGATAATCAACATCAATCGCCAGCGTTCGCAGTTCATCCAGACTGTTCAGGTCATCCTGCTGGCGGGTATCGTCTTCAGTCAGCTCGCTGATGATCGAAAAATCGAACTGATAAATCAGCTCATGACGATTCAGATCCAGCAGCGTGCCGCCGTCATAGTTAATCGGGTTACCGCACTCTTCCGGGTTCCAGCCCAGCAGGGCCTTAAAGAGCATCTGCCGGACATCGTCCACCACATCATACGAAGCAAACTGACCGCGCTCATCACGCCCGTTACTCAGTATGACAACCACGGAGAAGCCCTCTTTCAGCTCCTGCCAGTAGTCGGTCTGGCTTTTGTTTTCTCCCGGAGAATCATCCCCCGGTACCACATACGCCGCCGGGAGTCTCAGCTTTCCGACCTCCGGCAGATTTTTGAACTGTGCCGCGCCTGCCACCCGGTTTTCAAAATACGGGCAGCGGGCACGCAGCGCAGCAATAACAGGCGTCAGTTTCATCTGTGTCGTCGCTCCGGCTTCAGTGATTTACGCAATTCCCGCGCCAGAAAATAGCGTGTCCAGCTGCGGTTCTTTTCAAGAGTTTCCACCATGAAGTTATTACGTGGAGCCAGTCGCCAGCCGCTGCCACCGGATGCACCACGATGATGACTGCGACGACGTTTTGCTCCTCCCCGGACACCAAAAAACAGAAACGCCGGATAGAAGTCACCAGAGATCATCCGGTTCCCCCTCCCGTTGCGCTGGTTAGGGGCAATGCGTGTCATAAAACCGGCTCGCTTTTTACTGGCTCTCGGCACCATGTAACCAATCGAACGAGCCAGGCGTCCGGTCTGATAACCGGGGTTTTCACCTGGTGCCGACCGCGCACGGCGCATCACCAGCCGACGGGCATCACGCATATGACGCTGCCCAATCGTGACAAACGCCCGCCGGACACGGGCGCGGTTAAAGCGCATCTCGGCGGGCTGCTGAAAATCAACGTGAAAAAAGGAAGTCGCCATTGCTGCCTCCGTGACTCTGCGTAAATTCGCCCAGTTCCGTACACTCCAGCAGCAGAAAGCGCCGCGCCCCGTTCAGATCGCGCTGACGTTTCACCCGGTACACACTGTCACCGCAGACCACCTCATAATCAGCGGTGATCCCCCGGCGGTAGCGAATGGTGATGTAATGGGTGATGGCGTCCCCGGTCTGCGCGGTTTCCTGCCAGGTGGTGGCACTGGTCTGGATAACCTTCGCCCATGTCCGGAACGTAACCGGGTATTGAGACTCCACGCCAAAGTTATCCGCGGGCATATCCACCCGCTGGCGGATCAGGACGCGTTTATTCAGTTCACCGGGGTCCGGCAGAATGTAGGTTGCGCTGGTCTGCGCCTGACGAATTTTCATTGCGGAAAGTACCTGTACGGGCCGACAAGCCAGCCAAAACTCTGCGGCATGTCGAGTTTCTCCACTTCCGTAACCGACGAGCGGTTTTCGTAAAAATGGCTGATAAGCATCAGCATCCCCAGACGAATATCATCCGGCAGGTGCAGCCCGTCCGGATCGCTGTCCGGAATGGTTTCATGCGGTGCATAGAGCTTCCGGTTCAGATACGTTTCCGTCCGCTTTTGTGCCGCACAGGCCAGCAGTTGCAGATGGCGGTCATCAGTATCGAAATCCTCATCCAGCCGGAGTTGGGCTTTAATCTCTTCCATTGTCAGAAGCATGCTCAGCCCTCTTTACTGGTCGTGGCTTTTTTCTCTTTTGCCGCTTTACTGCTTTTTGCACTGATTCCGCGCTCTGCTAACCCGGCCTGAAGTGCAATCTCCTGCACACGGGCAGGAAGCGCCCCGTCGTCATACTCACCGGCCCGAATGACCTCAACACGCATACCGTCCGGTGACCATTTCAGATCTTGTTTCAGGATCATGATTCTTCACCCGTCAGAACAGGGGGCGCGGTTCCGCGCCCATGAATGATTACGCCGCTGCAATCTTCAGCAGTTTGATGGCCTGCGAATCGACCAGCATGCCGCCGGTGCGCTTGGTGGTATAAAAACCGACAAATGGTTTATTGGTGTACGGATCACGCAGAATGCGGGTACCGATACGGTCAACGATGGTGTAACCCCGCTTGAAGTTACCAAATGCAATAGCTTTCGCATCAGCGGCGATATCCGGCATCTGTTCGTTTTCAGCGATACCGTAACCCGCCAGAGAGGACGGTTGCCCCAGCTCCAGCCCCGGACGCCACAGATAGTTACCCTCGGTGTCTTTCAACAGACGGATGGCAAACAGGCTGTTGTTGTTCATCATGAACTTCGCGCCAGTGCGGTGTGCCTTACGCAGCGTGTAAATCAGTTTGATAATGGCGTCTGCGGTCACCGTCGTCGCTTCACCGGATACAATATGCTGAAGTTTACCGAACGCACGAACCTTATCGGTTTCATCGGTGGATTCATACGCCAGGAACCCTTTTGGCTTCTTGGTGCCATCACCGGTGGTAAAGGCAATTTCTTCCTGTTCAGCAAATTCGGTCGCCAGCTCGCTGTTGATCCAGGCCTCCACGTTGAAGAAGGCATCATCCAGCATTTTCTGAGTGGCCTGCGGGTTACCGTAGATTTCCCCCATGAAAGGTTCAATCAGCCCCAGTTTTGAGGTGGCAGTCTGGGAGCGCGCGTCAGTCTCGCCCACCCATCCGGAAGCCGTGCCGCCCAGATTCACCAGTTTTTTGTAGTCGGAACCGCCAACAGTGATCACCGTGGCTTCCTGGCGCATCACCACTTCATCTTTCAGCAGGGTGAGAATGTTGCGATCCAGTGCTTCCGGCACGGCATAGCCACCGTCTTCATCGGTGCCCACCTGTAATGCCTTGCGCTCCAGATCGCGCAGACCGTCTTCACGGCCTTTACGCAGAAAGCCCACAAACGCTTCTTTATGCTCAGTGGCCAGTTTATTTTGCACACCACCTGCCGGACGTTTCAGCTCAAGCAGCTCTTTTTCAAGGTCGCTTTTGAGATTTTCCAGCTCGCTGAGTTTCCCGTTCAGGGTTTCCACCTGCCCGGCAAGTTTGCCTTTTTCCTGCTCAATCGCATCCACGCGCTTGTCGTTCTTTGCCTTGAAGTCGTCAAACTTCTGCTGCAGCTCCTGCGCGACCTGTTCCACATCTTTAATATCAACCGCCATCGTATTTCTCCTGATTAGAAGTTCAGATTTTTCAGTGCATTCAGTGCAGAGCCCACATCCTCAGCGTCGCGCAGGGACAGTGCGCCATAGCCCCCGGCCATGAATGCTTTGGCCTGGGTACGGGAGAGTCCGACATCACGCAGGACTCTTTCGATTTTTTTCTGTTCAGGGATTTCCCCGCGGGCCAGCGCGTTCTTGACGTCGCTGATCCGCGCCTCGTCGTTAGACGGAAACGTCACCAGACTGACTTCCCAGAGGTCGATTTCTTTCAGCAAAAAGGCTTCTTTCGTCCGGTCGTATTCCCAGTCTTTCAGGACGTACCCAATAGAAAGGCCGGTTAACGAACCGGCCTTCATGTGTGCATGTGCGCGTTTTGCCAGGGGATCATCATCAATAAGCAACCGTCCCCTGACGTAAAGCCCGACATCGTCTTCCTTCATTTCGGTGTAAACACCGATGGGTTCATCCATGCGGTGCTGCCAGAGCAGCGCAGGTAACGCTTTTCTGTCACTCCACGCCCGCAGGGAAGCAGCAAATGCCCCGGACATCACCACATCATCGTGGCTGTCCTTTACACCAAAGACGGAGCCATACCCTTCAAACTCACCGGAGTCACTGACAGATTTCAGACTCAGCGGTACATCAAGACGTTGTTTCGTCTGCATTGGCGTTATCCTTCTGCTTACCGGCCTTACTGCCATCGGAGGGTTTCGTGGTCATGTTCATCGGTGTGAGATAGACATCACCACCGGGACGCGGATTCATATCTTCCAGGTCGCGGCAGTCATTGGGAGAGTAAATTCCCCAGTTAATCCCGGTGGCGTAGGCTTCAAAACGGGACTTCATATCCCCGCGCAGTAACGCCCCGGCGTTAAATTTGGCGTAATAAACGCCCTGCTTACTTTTTCGTACCAGTCCGGTGTTGATCCGCTGTTCGATGCGGGTCAGATACGGCACCAGTGAATAGTTGATAAATCCGAGCCCCAGTTCTTCGATATTGTTGAAGGTGGCGCGATCGGTGTTCTGCACCATGTGCAACGGTACCCGGAACAGACGACAGATTTCTTCAAGCTGAAACTTGCGGGTTTCCAGGAACTGGCTGTCCTCGGCGTTCAGCGCCATCGACTTCCAGTCCAGCCCCATCTCAAGGATCATCGGGCGGTGAGCATTGCCAAGCCCGGTGTGACGCTCCTCAAAATCTTTCTTCAGGCGCTCATAAGCCTGATCTGACAGCGTCTGCTCTGTACGCAACACACCCGACGTCACCGCGCCATTGCTGAACAGTCTGGCCCCGTGCTCTTCGGTCGCTGCCGCCAGCGATATTGCCTCGCGGGCATAGGCGATGGGATTCAGCCCCACCAGTCCGTCCAGCGTTAGCGTGCGCACATGCCAGATATCCTCCTGGCTCAGTACATCCGTGGAGCCATCCGGGAATGTGACCTGATAGACCGGCTCCCAGCTACTGTTAAGCTTCGGTACCACACAGCCGGGATCGACGGGCAGCAGTTCAGCCACTTCGCCAAATGCTTTCACTTTGTAGGCGTAAAAGTTTCCCCGCAGGCACAGACAGGTGACCACCAGCTCCCAGAACTCCTGCGGCGTCATATAGCCATTGGGATGCGTGGAGATCAGCTTATGCAGACGTTCGCCAGTGGCTCTCTGCTTCAGGCTGCCGTTCAGGTGATACAGGTTGCAGGGCAACATCCCGACCGACTCCGCCAGCACCCTGACGCAGGAAAAAACCGCCGTCAGTCGCATGGCCCTCTGGCTGCTGATCTGCTTTCCGGTATAGGTGTCGTATGACAGCCCGATAGCATCCGCCAGCTCTGCTGGCGTGGTCACCGGTGCGTCACTTTTTCGTTGAAATAATCCCGAAAAGAACACTATTTACCTCCGCCGACAGACGACTGTGTACGGTCGAGATATCGCGCCACCAGCCACGACCAGAACAGACACAACGCCCCGGCAACAACAAACCCCGCCGGGGGATAAATCAGCCAGGCACCATACGCCAGCAAAAGCGCCCCCAGCACGCCCACCAGAGGCGCGAGAATCAGCATGATCATAATTACCTCAGTTAAAGCGAGCGGATCCCATAGGACTCAATGTGGTCAGACAGCGTGTCTTCTTTCTCGTACAGCATGGCTCTGCCAACCGCCATAATCAGCGCAACTGCACCATCGATTTTGTTTTCCGCCTGCTCTTTGACGGGCTTCACCACATCATCGTTACCCGGAATGGTTTTGCCGACCACGTTGCCGATACACCAGGTCATGATGGGATTGCCATCATGATGAAAGCGCCCCGATTCAATTGCCGCTTCCAGCTCTTTCATCGGGTCGGACATGTTGGTGTAGTTCTGAATGATAGTGATGGGGTTCAGGTCTTCATCAGCAAGGTCATGTGACAACCCGGTCGCCCCGAAGGGGTCGATGGGTGACTCACTGACCGGGCTGATTTTGTTCGCCGCTTTGGCCTCCTCGAGGATGTAGCGATAATCCACCTCCGCACCAGCGGTAACAGTCAGAACGCCCATTTCCACCCATTTCTGAAAGCGTTCGGCTGTCCGGCGATCTTCATTTTTCTCGACGCTGTACACCGTGTCATACGGTACCCAGAAACGCGGGGCTACACTGTAGTAATGCGTTTTACCGTCAATCTCGCGGGTATAAAGTCGCGCCATGCTGTTCATATCCAGCTTACGCGCCAGGTCAAAGGCCAGAATGCACGGCTGCCCCTCGAACTGCTCAAGGGTCAGTGATTTATCCTCGCAGCTCTGCCAGCTCACCAGGTTGAAATACGCCGAACGTGCCGACACCCAGATATTGAGGTGTTTTGTTTTAAAGACGTTTGCCAGACGGGCGTTATTTTTCGCACGCTGCTGCTGACTTAACAAAAATTCGCGATAAACCGACACGCCAATATTTGGATTGGCTTTTTCCAGCACCTGCGGGTCGGTCCAGTCGTCACCTTCATCAACGGTATAGATGATCCCGAACAGTTCATCGTTAGGCACCGAGCCGTTGAGCATCTCGATGACTTCCCGCCGTTTGTCGTAGCACGGCCCCTCAATGTTGTACCCGGCAGTAGTAATGGCCCACATCAGTGGCTGACGTCGCGCCCCCATCCCGGTAAGCATCGTGGTGTAAAGCGCATCGGTGGCGTGCTCGTGATATTCATCCACCACCGCACAGTGGGGTGATGATCCATCACCGGGGTTACCGATCAGCGGTTCAAACCGCGCGCCATCCTCCGGACGGTTCATGTTTGAGGCGTTAACCTCAATCCCGAACGCTTCCGTCAGCATGGGTGTGCGTTTACACATCAGTCGCGCCGGGCGAAAGACTTCCCACGCCTGTTTCTCTGTCGTGGCACCGGAATACACTTCCGCGCCAAACTCGTTATCACAGGCAAAACAATACAGGGCGACACCGGCAGAGATTGCCGATTTGCCGTTCTTACGGGGGATTTCGGTATACACCTCACGGAAGCGGCGCAGCCGGGAGCCTTTATTGACCCAGCCAAACGCGCAGCAGATCACAAAGAGCTGCCACGGCTCCAGCGTGATGGGCATCCTCTTAAATGCCCACTCACCCTTGGTGTGCGGCAACAGCTGAATAAATTTGGCGGCCCGTTCAGCCAGGTCCTTGTCGAAGCGGTAACGAAACGACTTACTTTTTTCCGCCATCAGGTCATCAAGATGGCGCTGGCAGGCCTGAATCACAAACTGGCAGGCCACAATCTTTCCCCGCACGACATCACGGGCATACTGATTGGCAGCATTTACGTTGGGGTAAGATTTCCGGCTCATGATTCGATGATTTTCAGAAACGGGTTAGTGGCTTTCTTCTGCCCCGCCAGGCCTATCAGACGCTGGCGGCTGCTGGGGTCGAGTCCGAGCATTGCCCCCGTGCTGCTCATCTCGGACTCCTGTTCTTTCTTGGCGGTCAGCTCCGGGTTTTTGACCCTGCCGCCCATTGCGCCGGTGATGGTGTTGCCCTGGCTGGCAATATTTTTCACGGCACGTCGCCAGAACTCATAGGCCACGCACCACCGCTCAAGTACCGCCAGGTCAGTCACGCACAGCAGGCCCTGACCGCAGAGTTCTTTGGTTGTCAGTTGCCACATGATCGTGGCGAGAGGGAGATCTTCTTCTGCGAACCACTCCGGTGGCTCAACACCTTTGATGGGCGTAAAAACAGGTTCATCTTTGTTCAGGGCTCGCTTGCCGGGGTTTCCGGCCAGCGCCTTGCGCGCCGTTGGCTTGGGGCGACGCCCGGAACGCCCCGCCGTTCCAGCCATATGCGGCACTCCTGGTTAAATTTCATTTTTCGCGGGTATAAAAAAACGATGGGGCGGGCAGTCCGGAAGACGTCAGGTCACAGGGATTTGACCCGCCCCTCCCCTCTGGCAGTGGGAACTGGTTCTCACCTCAGCCGTTCACGGGCCGTCTTCGCCTTATGACACGGCCAGCACAGGCTCTGCAGATTACTGTCGGCATCTGTGCCGCCATGCGCTTTAGGGATGATGTGGTCAACGGTTTTCGCCTCACGCACCACACCAGCACGCAGACATAACTGACACAGGCCTTTGTCACGCTTCAGCACACGTTCACGGATAGCATCCCATTTCGAACCATAACCGCGCTGATGACGGGATTGTCCTGGCTTGTATTGCTTCCAGCCCTCGCTTTTGTGGCTTTCGCAATAGCCTGACGGGTCAGTTGTGGTATGGCGGCAGCCGCGAACACGGCAGGCTTTTGGGGTTCGTAGGGGCATTATTTATCTCTCAAACTAATGCAACATTTCATCAACAATTCATGATGAAGATCACATATGCAATAATTAGGTTATTGCATTGCACTTAAGATTAAGCGACCTTTGATTGGACATCATTTTTTGGAAAACATCTCAAAAATTGTGCGGTTAGTAATATTGATTTTATGCTTCTCTTAAACAACCGCTTACATGGTATTGATACCAAAGTAGCATTCTCGCCAAGCATCTCTCGCTGGTTGATGAATGCCTTTTCCCTTACTTTTTAGATGAGATATATACATGTCTGTACGTTTTTCTGACGGAACTGTTGTTCAACTTAAATCTGGCAGCCCTCTTATGACTGTTAGTCATTTTGATGATGAACGAGAACAGTACCTCTGTGAATGGTTTAATAAAGAAAACGTTGAGCGAACATACTTCAGCGGAGCCTCTTTAAAAGAATATCGAGACGAACAGTATTAATGTGAATTGGCGTTTGGTATATGCCAAACGCTATTATTTATCTGACGTTATTCTATTTTCCCTGTATTCACTTTCTAACTAATACTGCATTTAATCAGCGAATATAATAGCCTCATTTCATCCTCTGCTTCTCAATTCGGCGAATGTCGACTTTATCCCGATTACATTGCCCTAACGCTGACAACAGATTAACATTCAACTCTAGGCTGGCACCATACGTCAGGGGCTCTGGTATGAGCGGCACAGGTGATTCAGAAGTCAGACTAGTTGGTAGTGGTGTAACCGGAGTGCTCACGTAAACTGTCCGCGTACTTCCGCAACCGGTCAGCAGCGGCAGCAGGCACAGCACGTGAAGCACAATCATCATCCGCAACAGCCATTTTGATATCTTCCTGGGTTCTCTGTGACTCCAGTGCGATCTGCTGTTTTGCATGCTGGTTAGCCTCCAGTACTGTATTGACGATTTGCAGTGATTGCAGGACGTTATTGGTAATGGCTGTTGCTGATCCAGCATTTCGTTCAGCCTCATCAGCACGTTTCTTTTCGTACTGATATTTGCTGTAGTAGTGGTTGGCTGACCAGATGAAAGAACCAATGACAGTAACGAAGAAAGCAGCGATAACCAGCTTATAGCTCAACTTCATTTATCACCCCACCAGCCTCTTCAAACCGTGCAATCAGGTCACCGATTTTATGTTCATACTGACCGTAACCTGCACCAGGTAATGACGCCCAGATATTGCTGCAACGGTCGATTGCCTGACGAATATTGCCACGGTCAATCATCGGTAAAGCGCCACGCTCTTTAATCTGCTGCAGAGCTACAGCGTCCTGGCTTTCTGGAGAAAAATCTTTCAGGCCAAGCTGTTTACGGTAAGCATCCCACCAGCGTGAAAGAAGCTGGTAACGTCCGGCGGCTGTTGACTTGAGTTTCGGGTTTAGCGTGACAAGTTTGCGAGGGTGATCGGAGTAATCAGTGAAGAGTTCACCACCGACAATAACGTCATAACCGTGGTTACGTGTCGGTTGTCGTCCGTTATCCGTTCCTTCTGACCAAGCCACCATATCAAGGAAAGCTTTACGCTGGGAATTTAGTACCTGCATAAATTACTCCTTAGAGCCACCAAATTTGTTACCGATTACTCGCATTGCAGCCCCACGAATAGCATCGACACCGATCAGCCCCACCCCACCACCAATGGCAACAGATAGTGATTTAGGCCATCCGACATACTCAAGAGCGGATGCAAAAGTCAGCGTCAGAGCGCCACAGAGTAGAATTTCGAGTGTTTTTCGCTTCCAGCCGCCACCACCGCCAAAATAGGCGATACGTAAACCAGCCATAACAATCGACATAATCACTGCACCCAGCGGTGTGTCTCCACGCCACCAGCTCTGGACCAAGTCCAGCCAGGTATTTGGGTTATGAGGCATTTCGTCATCTCTCACCTCGCGATATTTGCGGGTGCTGTGTTGGAAATAAAAAGGCCACGCAACGTGGCCACCAGAATTATTTCCCCACCAGTTCACTTACCTCTTTCACCGTCTGATTAAACCGCTCTGACTCAAGTTCAACACCTAACGCCCGACGCCCCAGCGCCATTGCTGCTTTTATTGTGGAACCGGATCCCATAAAGAAATCAGCAACCAGATCACCAGGTCGACTACTGGCATTGATTATTTGCCGGAGCATATCCGCCGGTTTCTCGCACGGATGTTTACCCGGGTAGAACTGAACGGGCTTATGCGTCCAGACATCGGTATAAGGCACGGAGACTGATACGGAGAAATAGCGCCGGAGAGATTTAAACTCATCCAGCAATTCAGAATATTTGCGATTCAGTGAATCATAAGATGCCACCAGCTGGTGGTGTGGTTGTTCCAGTTGTTGTTCCTGAAACTTCTCTGCCGCTATACGGGAAAACAGTGCCTGTAACTTCCGATAGTCAGCCTCATTCGGCAACTGCCACTGACTGGCACCAAACCAGTGGGAAACCATATTTTTCTTACCTGTGGCTTCGGCAATTTGTTTTGCCGTTATACCCAGTTCGGCACGAGCATCCCTGAAATACGATATCAGCGGTGCCATTATGTGCTGTTTGAGTTCCCTTTCTTTTGCCGCATAGTCGTCACTTTTGCCGCGATATGGCCCCTGGTAATGTTCAGCAAACAGAACGCGCTCTGTGGCAGGAAAATATGCGCGCAGACTTTCTTTATTACACCCATTCCAACGTCCGGACGGCTTCGCCCAGATGATATGGTTAAGCACGTTGAAACGTTCACGCATCATGATCTCAATATCAGATGCCAGGCGATGCCCACAGAACAGGTAAAGGCTTCCGGCAGGTTTTAACACCCGCCAGAACTGGGCCAGACAGTGGTCCAGCCACTTAAGGTAATCTTCGTCCCCTTTCCACTGATTGTCCCAACCGTTAGGTTTCACTTTGAAGTAAGGCGGATCGGTAACAATCAGGTCAATGGAATCATCAGGCAGGGACTGAATAAAATGCAGGCAATCAGCGTTGATTAAATCAACACTGTTTATTTTTACAGTATTTTTCATGGATCAGTAAGCGTAACTCTGGTAGGCTCACTCTGCTTTTGCGCTAAAGCAGTGGGCCGTGGTTCGCTTGTGACCAGTAGGCATGAGCGAATGGCTGGCAGGTGCTACCAACACCCACCAGCCGCCCATTTTCACAGCAGGAAACCGCCATTACTGGCAGCGTCTGAATTTATTCCCGTACCCGCCGTTATCCTTCGCCAGACCCGCCAGAACTAACTGAGTCAGTATTAACTGGCACCGGGCTTCGCTTACTCCGGTAGTTCTCGTCATCATGCGTGGCGTTACCCACTTGTCAGCAGGTAAGAAATGAAGGACTGCGGCGGCGGTTTCTGTCATATCTTGCTGTTTTAGCATGTTTTTTCCCTTCTGGTTAACATGACATACCAATAACTCTTGTCTAAAAAGCCAGCAAGATAAAAAGCCAGTATTCACGACCACCAGCGTGTTTACTGTACTGCACCAGGTTTACAGGTACAAAAAAACCGCTCAGCGGCGGGTTTAAGTTGTGTGGCGAAGTAACCACTCTTAACAGATTACAATGTTTTTTGCGGACCGCGCTAATGATTTCCTCTTTTTTTGTTGTATTTTTCACACGGTTGCTAAAATTATTTCGGATCGATAATGAGTACAGAAAATAAGAATAAAACTAGGCGAGTGAGAGTTGGTTTTTTCACTGGTAATGGAAGCAAAAAAGATGGCACATCTGCTGCAAAACTAGCCTTTGAGCAAATGACCACAGCAGATACTGTAACTTTTCCAATAACTTACACAACAGACACCCCAAATCGAGGGTTAAAGTTAGTTATTCTTCAAAAAGATACCACACTGCAATGTTACTTTGGTTACGTATCGTGGAGAAGGGAATGCCTACTACCGTTCATCGAGGATGCTACAGGTAGTGAGAGAACAATTCCTTTAAATGATAAAGATTCTGTAGTTGAAAGAACATATTTTATCTATTACTACGAAACGGATTTATTAGCTATGACCCTCAACCATATAGGGCCCAAAGTAAATGATCTGGCATTCATTTTGTATAACAAAACTGATTTAAAAAGCGTGACTTTTGAAGCCATTTGGAAACAAGAGAGCATGAAGGAACTGCTTGAGGACGGAAATATCCTACGTAGTTTCGATCTTATAGTTGCTGCTCCAAGAAACTTTAACAAAGCTAATTATAAGATTAAAAACCCTTTAGCTAATGAAATTATTGACATGGTTGTTGGTATGGGCGGGTCGCATCTAAGATTAAATATGCGAGGTCGGATTCGCCCGAAAAAACAAGGTTTTAACTATCTAAAAACTTCTGTCACCGATGCTATTAAGGAACTACTTGAACTTTTTCCAAAAGGTTCTGGAGGTCTAAAAATTAAAAAAATTGATGTAACCGAGCCATCCAATAGAACGCCCAAAAGTCTACTTGACCAAGTATTGGTCAGTACAAAGACAATCATTGTCAAAAGCGGTTATCCATCCGATTCTGATATCAGAACGGCGATGATATCTGCTAAAATTGATAACGCGAACTATCTTGCACAGTATGAGCTCGCTAGCAGAGACTAATAACCAAGCATGGAGGACACAATGAGAGAATTAGCCACTTTTCTCTGGAAATGCGTCCTCTGGATTCTGTTGACCTATGCAGCGACAAAACTGTTTAAACCGATGAAGCATGCTGACGTACTCACAACAGCGGGGGTGCTCTCGACTATATCAGGCATCCTGTTTGGTTTTGTTCTGGCTGCAATATCTATATTTAGTAGTGCAAACAGCGATAAGGAAGGAGCAATTAATGCCCTTAAGCAAAACAACGTGTTACCAACTCTGGTAAATCGATTACTTTCAACAGGGTTAACTCTCATCGTCGCATGTATATTTCCATTGATAGCGATGTTTCTACCAGATGATGTTATTGTTGCGGGCAAACCTATTGATTTCCTATTCATACTGTTAGGCTTATCCTCCCTTATAATTTCGCTATATACCTTCGGAAGGTGTTGGTTAGTGTTACGAAAAATCTTCCCCCACTTGTGACAGGTTGGCCTCATATGGGGCCAACCTGTGCAACCCTAAGCGTCCATTTCAAGGTTAACATCCAACATTGAAAGGCAACCATCAATAAATCCTTCGGCTAGTTGTATTTCTATGCGTACCAATTTTTCATCCTTTCCACGCACCTTTGCAATCTTACGCTTGGATATTCTGTATAAATAATGTGCCACAAGCAGCGAGTGCTCATCTGGCTTTTTTTGCTTTAGACGAGCAAGACAACCTTCAATAATTAATGCATCACTATCTGAACAAGCCTGACGTGTTTTGCTTGTGTAGGGAAGAAGCCCTTTAAACCCAGCAGCTATAGGAGAATAGTCTACTCCTGAACTATCACTCGCCGCCCATGCTCCCCAACGATCCAGAACCATTTGAATATCACGCATCAACTTTCTCCACAAAATCAGGCCAGCACGCCAATTGCCAGCGCACGATCGATAAAACGAAATATCAGCTCCAACTGAGAGCCATACTTTTCTTCAAATACCACGGTATCCGCATGCAGCTCGTCGTGATGCTTTCTGCACAAAGGCAACACAAAAAGGTCATGCGCTTTTGTTCCCATTCCACCCTGACCGTAACCTATCAGGTGGTGGGGATCATCAGCGGGCTTTCCACAACATGCACACGGCTGTGTCTTAACCCAGCGCGTGTACTTTTCATTAACCCAGCGGCGACGTTTTGGGCGTAACATAAAAGACTCCGGCGACTCCGGATCCACTTTCAGCGCCAGCACCTTTTTCGCCTTATCCTGGATGATGCTGGTGGCAGGAACCGAAGGCACAAGGTCACTTTCCCGGGTGACAGACGGCACAACAGGCTTCGGTAATCTCAGTGCCTTACGGGCTGCACTTTCCGGTAAGGCATCCGCCAGGTCATTACGAATCAGCCACCAGCACAGTTCCGGCATTGTCACAACGTGACTGTCATCAAAACCGAGATCCCGACGCACAACAGACAACACCCAGCGGGCACAGTTATCCGTTGCCATTGATTCCAGCCGTTCCGTGAACTGATCGCGCAGCTGGTTATCGCAGTGCCAGCACAGACGGATTGCGCCCGGCGCGTGTCGCATTGTTGTCATGTTCTCGCTGTGCCAGTCGGAATGAGGCCACTGGCAGCCTTTTTCACGAAGTAACCAGCTTTCAAGACATTCCACGCCACCAGCACGACGGATCACTGCCTCATTGCGGAACACGGCCCGAACGACAGGATCATCCGCCAGCGGTTGTGATGCCGCCGGAACGGCACCACTGGCAAAAGATGAATAACGTTCCGGCTCAGGCTCCAGCAGGACACGCCCCTGCATAAACAGGGGCATCAGCTCTGAACCAGGTCTGAACAATACGATCCCCATACGCGGGGCAATTTCAGGGGTCAGTAGTGCTCTCACGGTCACCTCAATGTACGGTATCGAGCAGCTTTAACAGCTCAGGGAATCGGGATTCGAAGAAATGCGGCTGCGTCTCGCGCGGATTTGCGGGACTGGTGATGTTCTTGCCGAACATGCAGCCTTTCGCTGTCAGTGACCAGAATTTTTTGATGTTGTTAATCGCGGTACGGCTGTATCGTTCGCGCTGCTCGACGATCCCCAGCTTCACCATCTGGTGATATGCCTGATTAGCTGTCAGGCGGATACCATACTGCTTCAGCAATGCACTCAGTGACAGCGTGGGGCGGCTTGAGCCATCAGGCGCGTCAGCAGGAGCATCAATGGCATAGCGCGGTGCCAGATTCGGTAAGCCAACAGCCTCCTGGAGTTTCTGACAGGCCCCAAGCACTGAAGAGTTAGACAGGTTTAACTCCCTGCGCATAAAGTCCAGCAGAATCACTCCAGCCTGCATCTTGTCAGCAGCCTGCCCGGATAATTTTTCCGGTGCGCTGGTTACCATATCGAAAGTACGGATCACCTTCAGATGGAATGACGGGCTGATCCACATTGCATAGGCATACACCAGTTCCTTGCAGACATAAGTTCCCCGTTCATTTCCCCCATGAATCACACTCACCGGGTCAACACCCAAATTCTGGGTGTTGGTCAATTCATGAACAAGTTCAACAGTTTGTTGGCTGGAAAGAAACTTTCCTGGCTCCTTGGTTCTGGCATTTGCACCAGATGCTACTGCTGCGCGATGCAGATCGTTCAGGCTGTAACGCCCATAAGCATCACGACGAACTTCAATACCATCAATGACCATCAGATTATTCATACTTCGTTTCTCCTTTTGCTCAGGCGGCTGCACCCGCCGTTTTCTCGTACTTACTGATAGTGATCTCGACCTTCCCTTCCGGGATAACCGGTCCCCACTCCACCAGCATTCTTTTCACCTGACTGTCGTCTTCCCACACCCCCGCGTGGGTCAGGGCGTCAAACAGCGCCTTGTTATAGTTGTCCAGATCGCGGATCCGGTTATCCGGAGGAAACAACACGATCTCCACTGAAGCAGGTGCCGACGTTGGTTTCGGCAGACGACGTAACTGCTCAACTATTGCTGCGCACGCCGCACTCTGGAATTTTCGCCCCGCCGCGCTTATCAGGCTCTTACCAGCAAACGCCCCTTTGTTGGGGTGTCGCCAGTACGTGTTCACGCTGGGCGGAAAAGGCAGAATCAGCTTCATACTTTCAGGCCCCTCTCATGTAACCAGTGGGCTGCACGCAGCCTGGCGTTTTCCTCACCGGCAAGCAGTGAGCGGATAATCCCGACCGCCTCGCTGTCGTCGTCCTTCACCGCGGTATGAAGCGTTATCCCCCGGGCCACGCCACGCTTTATCGTGATGACGCCTTTTTTCTCCAGCGCACGAAGATGCTCCACCGCTGCATTCACCGAACGGTATCCCAGCATGGTTGCCACCTCCTGATTGGTTGGCGGGAAACCACGTTCTTTCTGATAAGAAATCAGCATATCCAGCACCTGCTGCTGGCATTGAGTTAACGTCGTCATGCCGCCATCTCCCTGACCAGTTTTTCCGCCTGCTGACGAACCTGCTCCAGAAACGCCTCACCACATGCCTCAAGTTCATCGCGCCCGATGTAGCTGATTGCCGGTCCCTTCCAGGTCTTGTCGAAAACAGCAATAGCACCAGCGAAGAAAGCGCCTGTCGGCACCTGCTTCTCATCCTTCGGGATAAACCAGGCAGGCAGTTCAAAACCAATACGCCCGCGAATAAAAGCAATATGATCTGCATCTTCCGGCCACCACACTTCGCTGGTGGCAGCTTTGATCAGGAAAACATAGCGCCCGCCCTTATCACGCATGGCACTGGCATGTTTCATGATGTAACGCATGCCGGTGATGTATTGCCCCTCATGCTGACTGGCGCGGCTGTATGGGGGATTACCAAAGGCAGCACCTTTTAGCTCCGCAAGACGTTCTGACCAGTCATGCGCCAGCGCGTTGTCTTCCGCCGTGTAATACGCAGCACATTTGGCGTTATCACCGTCAGTGAACAGATCCAGAACAAACGGGCCAAACAGGGTGTTAATTCCCCAGAAAATGTTGTCCGGCGTGCGCCACTGATCGCCCACTTCCTTCAGTTCATGGGCTGGTTTGTTCCGCAGTTCCACCAGCGCCTGGCAATATTTATTACTCATTAAGCCCCCACGTAATTCCCTGACAGATACCACTCTTCACCCGATGCAGCGCGCTTGCTGCTTTTCTGTAAGCACTGCTCACGACGCGCCAGAAAATTGTTTCGTTCTGGCTGGGAGTGGCTTTCACGGAATGCCGCCATCCACACCGTTGCAGCACGACGGTATAGGCCCCTGGACTCCAGTTCTTCAGCCTGGCGGGTCAGGCACAAAATCACCCGTGGATCGTTAGTGCCGACATAGAAATTGCGCACAGGTCTGGTTTCACGAACTGGTTGTGGTTCCGGCTCCTGCGCTCTCTCAGTCAGGCGCGGGAAATGTCTGCGTGTATCCCCTTCACAACGGTGAGCCACACGCCCACTCTGACGTAACTTGCTTGCTGACTGCAGAACGCGCTGCCGTGAGTAACCTGCAAAAGCATCCGCAATGTCTCCGGAAGTACAGCCCGGATGGGCTTCAATGAATTTCTGAACTTCATTCAAAAGACTCATGCTCACCCCCTGAATCCTGCCGGGATCTGGCTGTAGTCCACGTTGTCGTAACTGGATTTGAAATACGGGTCTTCGCGTTTTTCTGTGTATGTGCTGATGGACGGCGATAAGCGCAGGGAAAGCTCATCCCATTTTTCCCGCAGCTTCGACGGGCTGAGCACGTTACGGCACCAGAACGGATCGCGGCTGACGCGGCTGTACATCTCGCAGATTTGTTTGTGAGTACGACCATCCTGCACACACATCAGGCGAATTTCGTTTGCCCAGGCTGTCCAGTTCGGTTCTTTGGGACGAACCACCTCGCCGTCACATTCGGCGGCCTGCTCGTACAGGGCGATGATTTTTTTCCAGAGCCACTGTGCGCAGGTCAAATCATCCTGCGTCCCCCACTGGCGCTTTTTAGGGCTGAATACAACCGCATCAGGATGGCGAGTTAAAAAATACTGTTCAGCCGTCTGCGTGTCCGGTTGCGAAGCATCCGGACGAGAAGGTTTTTTATCTGACGGATCATGTTTTGATTTTACTGACGGATCCCCGCCAGATTCTGACGGGTGAAAACCCGCTTTTTTGCCAGATTTCGACGCATCAAATTTTGACGGGTCAGATTTTGATGCGTCAGATTTTGACGGGTCAGAATCTGACAGTTGAGAAAATGCCGCTGCCTGAAGCTTCGCAACGTTAAGCTGATAAACATTCGACGCATTGCGGTTACCCTGGCGACGCGCCTTACGCGTTAACCAGCCTTCTGCTTCCAGCCGTGCGATAGCCGTTCTGACGGTACTCATCCCCGCGCCAATCTGGCGGGCAATGGTTTCAATTGATGGCCAGCACACACCTTCGTCATTACTGAAATCAGCCAGGCGGGCCATAATTGCCACGCTGGATAATTTCATGCCTGATGCAGCGCAACCATCCCATACATAGCCGGTTAATTTAGTGCTCATGACCGACCTCTATTTCCCTGAATTTACGACGAAACTGTTCGAGCGGGCTGAAGCACTCATGCTCATAGCCTTCGCGGAGGTAGATAACTCGTTGTGTTTCCGGCTCCCAACGAATGACTCTGACGGGCACTCCGTAGTGATCTTTGAACCAGCGGTTAACTTGTCGCAAAGGACTGTCTCCTTCTGCCGGTTGAAATCACCCACAGCCCACTCAGCAAAGCTGTGGGTTACAATTTCCCTGTCACCTGGTACATTAACTGCATAGCAATACTCCACCTTCGCTTTTCCACCCGGTACAGGAAGCGCAATCAGTTGCGAGCGACGGTAGTGTGTTGTTAAACTGTTCATGCGTTAGTTTCTCCACAGTCACGACACGCCACGGCGCCCGGAGCTGCACACTCGCGGGCGTCATTACTTTCTGAAATGCAAAAGATTTTGTAGACCAGTGCTGCATGCTCCTGCAGCTTCGAAATTGAGAGATACAGCTCGTCGTTAATTGCTGTCTTCTCATGCGGTTCCACCACACCGTCTTCGATTGCCGAACGAATCTGTCTGGAATAACTGCCAATCTGTTCAATGACTTCCAGCAGGCGCTGGTTAATATCGGCGTTGTCCACATCCTCGACGTCAGGAAGAGACACAAAGACGCCATTTGCAGACTGCGCCACAGCGTCAGCAATGAAGTGAGTTCCACCAGCACGTTGCAAAATCATTGCCCATCCCAGCGGGAAAATCTGATCGCCATCGGCACGAAGGCGGTTAAATAATGCGTTTTCTGTTACATCCAGCCAGTCAGCTGCTTCAGCGTAACCACCCGGCAACGCTGCGATAGTTTTTCTGACAGCTTTCACGTACCACTCAGGCTGTTTTTCTACTTTCCAGTGATGCTTACCCACGGTTAGCCTCATCGTTCTGTGGTTTCTGTTAATCGATTTATCCATTAGATTTTTCATAAAGCTCAGGTTTAAATGGCAACCGTCCGCAAGTTCTATATGCAGCTTCTGCTGCACGTCCTTTTGGAATTAACTGGCCCGGACGGTTTCGCCACTGATAAACGGCTTCAGTTGTTATGCCGAAAAAAGCAGCAACTTTCTCAATACTGCCGAAGTAGCTTTCGATATCGTCAGTTGTCATACGCCCTCCAAACTAAGTTTTATTAGATGCTAATTACAAATCTATCTTTGGTCAATAAAAACTAAGATTACTTAGCAATTCAAGAAATGGTGCTCCTATGGAAACGGTTGGTCAGCGTATAAAAGCTCTGAGAAGAGTTACCGGAACGTCCCAGAAAGAATTGGGTAAATTTTGTGGAGTAAGCGACGTTGCTGTGGGGTACTGGGAGAAAGACATCAATACCCCTGGTGGGGAGGCACTTTCGAAATTAGCGAAGTTCTTCAATACGTCAATAGATTACATTCTTTATGGTGCTGAGTTTGAAGGCAAACTCGTCACAAACATGCGCAGAGTTCCTGTAATATCGTGGGTTCAGGCTGGGCAGTTTACTGAGTGCAGGGCAGCAGAAGTGTTTAGTGAAGTGGACAAGTGGGTAGATACATCATTAAAGATTGGTGATAACTCATTTGCATTAGAGGTTAAAGGTGACTCCATGACTAACCCTAATGGCCTCCCAACAATACCAGAAGGCGCAACAGTGATTGTAGATCCAGATGCAGAACCTCGTCATGGAAAAATAGTCATCGCTCGACTTGATGGAACAAACGAAGCTACAGTAAAAAAATTAGTCATCGATGGCCCTCAAAAGTTTTTAGTGCCTTTAAATCCTCGGTATCCCAACATCCCTATCAATGGTAATTGCCTTATCATTGGTGTAGTCAAAGGAGTTCAATACGAACTCTAAGACCTCTCTTCTCTAACTAAGGCACCGAACTAAGAAAAGTTTGGTGTTTTCTCTTGCCATAATAACTAAGTTAAGTTAGATTTTATATCAAAGATAACGAACAGGCAGGACGCCCACGAAGTAGCCGCCTGGGGCATATAAAGTCTAGGGTGATTCGTTAGCAACAAAAAAGCGCCCTACAGGACGCTTAGCTCTTTAACAATCTGGTCCCCATCAACAAGTAACTGATAACTTGAGGAGGTGTGAAATGCACAAAACAGAACCCAAAATCGTCGCGCCTGGCTACACAGATGAGGAAATTTATGAGTGGATGACAAAGAAGCTGGCAGCTATAAACCAGCTTCGTGAAGTGCTGTCTTATCGACAGGAAACAATAGACTCCTTAAAAAAACTGGATCAGGAAATCACGGTTTTATCACAGGATGTTACTTTAGATATTGTGCAGACAAATTAGGATCCCATTCATTTTCGTCAAAATCATCAAAGTGATGAATTTGTGATCTCCAGTCTCGATAATCTAAAAATTTCTGGGCGGTTACGCTTATTTTATCAAGTGTGAGTTCATCCTGAATTGAAAGAAGAAGTTCATCAAATTTCATCTCATTAATCTGTTTTGGCATCCAGTGATGCTTCATCAGAATAAGGTGAACCAGAGCCTTTTTCCCATTCAACTGATTATAGGGAGTGCCGAATTTCTTCCGGTGCTCATGTAAGACAAGGTCCAAAAGAGTAAGTAATGTTGCCCTTGATTCAACTTTGCTTATTTCGACTGATGACACTACCCCACTGATTTCAATGCCCCGATACTTTCCAACATTTTCACAGTGGGATTTGTACAGCGTATAGATATTACCGGACATTTCTTTTCCTTTTGCGTTGTTGGGGATAACCAGATTAACCGAATCCTTGTTGTTGGGGAATAACTAGGTCCACCTCGCCTGATGTGGCTAAAAGCAGGCACATAACAGCTAAGTATTTTCAACCAGAGAGAATCCTTAGCGTTGTGGTGAATGCGGCTCAGCGCACGCGGGTTAAGGTTGAGGCTGACAGTCGACCTTCTGTGGATACCCACCCGCCTGGTGTGCAACCTTCGCCAGGCACCGGGAGGCACCCGGCACCACAACTTTATGCTGTGTGTAGTCTTGGCGGTACCAGCTTGTACCCTTGCTTCCGGCTGGTACCGTCCTTTTTACAAAACAGAGAAGAGCATCACCGGACGACGGGCTCATAACCCAATCCATCCGGGCGGCAGTCACCGCAGGTGTTCTTCTCTGTTTTGTGGAGAAACTAACCGACCTTGCAGGGTCGATATGATGAGGAGCAGCAAAATGGCTAGCGAACGCAGTACTGATGTGCAGGCATTTATCGGGGAGCTGGACGGCGGCGTATTTGAAACCAAAATCGGCGCAGTTCTCAGTGAAGTCGCTTCCGGTGTGATGAACACGAAAACCAAAGGTAAGGTCTCGCTCAACCTGGAAATCGAACCGTTTGATGAGAACCGAGTGAAAATCAAACACAAACTCTCATATGTTCGCCCGACTAACCGCGGGAAAATTTCCGAAGAAGACACCACCGAAACGCCGATGTATGTCAATCGCGGTGGTCGCCTGACTATTCTGCAGGAAGACCAGGGACAATTACTGACTCTTGCCGGTGAACCTGACGGAAAACTCCGCGCAGCAGGTCGTTAATATCGTTCTAATAAACTGATTATTTATCTCATCACTGAATATCTTTATATAGTGAGGACTTATTATGTCTCAGAACTTAGACGCAACCGCAATTAATCAAATCCATGCCCTTATTTCTGCTCAGGGTGTTAATGAAATTATCAGTAAGATTGGTGCCGATGCTGTGGCATTGCCTGAGAATTTCCGCATTCATGATCTGGAAAAATTTAATTTAAATCGCTTCCGTTTCCGTGGTGCGCTTTCCACTGCCAGCATCGATGACTTTACCCGTTATTCTAAAGTTCTTGCAGATGAAGGCACCCGCTGCTTTATCGATGCCGATAATATGCGTGCCGTCAGTGTGCTTAACCTGGGTACTATTGATGAACCAGGTCACGCAGATAACACCGCCACTCTCAAACTGAAAAAGACAGCACCGTTCTCTGCTCTGTTGTCTGTTAACGGCGAGCGTAACTCCCAGAAGTCACTGGCAGAATGGATTGAAGACTGGGCCGACTACCTTGTGGGCTTTGATGCTAATGGTGACGCCATTCAGGCAACAAAAGCGGCTGCGGCTGTCCGTAAAATCACGATTGAAGCAAACCAGACCGCTGATTTTGAAGATAATGACTTCAGCGGCAAACGCTCCCTGATGGAGTCTGTCGAAGCGAAGACCAAAGACATTATGCCAGTGGCATTTGAATTTAAATGCGTTCCGTTTGAAGGTCTGAAAGAACGTCCGTTTAAATTACGCCTCAGTATTATCACTGGCGATCGTCCTGTACTGGTTCTGCGCATTATTCAGCTGGAGGCGGTGCAGGAAGAAATGGCTAACGAATTTCGTGATCTGCTTGTTGAGAAATTCAAGGACAGCAAAGTAGAAACCTTTATTGGTACTTTCACCGCCTGATTTCATTACTGCAAATGCCCCTGCGGGGGCATTTATGGAAACGTAATTTACTCAATAATCGCAGGATGGTGAGGGATTCTTTTTACCAGAATTCAGCGCGGTGCAGCGCATATACGTGGAGAACAAAATGTCATTTATTAAAACTTTTTCCGGGAAGCATTTTTATTATGACAGGATAAATAAAGACGACATCGATATTAACGATATCGCGGTTTCCCTTTCAAATATCTGTCGCTTTGCCGGTCATCTTTCGCACTTCTACAGCGTCGCCCAACATGCGGTTCTTTGCAGCCAGCTGGTGCCGCAGGAATTTGCTTTTGAAGCGTTAATGCATGATGCAACAGAAGCGTATTGCCAGGACATTCCCGCACCACTGAAACGCCTTCTTCCTGACTATAAACAAATGGAAGAAAAAATAGACGCCGTAATCCGTGAGAAATACGGGTTACCCCCAGTTATGAGTACGCCCGTGAAATATGCCGATCTCATCATGCTGGCAACCGAACAGCGCGATCTCGGGCTTGATGATGGCTCTTTCTGGCCTGTACTGGAAGGTATCCCGGCAACAGAGATGTTCAACGTGATTCCACTGGCACCGGGCCATGCCTACGGGATGTTTATGGAACGCTTTAACGAGTTATCGGAGTTACGCAAATGCGCATGAATGTTTTCGAAATGGAAGGGTTTCTTCGTGGGAGATGTGTACCGCGAGATCTGAAAGTAAATGAAACAGATGCTGAATACCTGGTGCGTAAATTCGATGCGCTTGAAGCTAAATGTGCAGCACAGGAAAACAAAGTAATACCAGTGTCAACTGAACTGCCACCAGCAAATGAAAGTGTTTTGTTATTCGATGCTAAAGGAGAAGGCTGGCTAATTGGCTGGCGTTCTCTCTGGTACACCTGGGGACAAAAAGAAACCGGAGAATGGCAGTGGACATTTCAGGTCGGGGACCTTGAAAACGTCAATATCACTCACTGGGCAGTAATGCCAAAAGCACCGGAGGCTGGAGCATAATGACCACTTTTACCGACAAAGAACTGATTAAAGAAATTAAAGAGCGTATCAGCAGCCTTGACGTGCGAGACGATATTGAGCGCCGTGCTTATGAAATCGCACTCCTATCTCTGGAAGTAGAACCAGATGAACGCGAAGCTTATGAATTATTCATGGAAAAGCGTTTCGGTGACTTAGTAGATCGTCGGAGAGCAAAAAACGGCGATAACGAATACATGGCATGGGATATGACTCTCGGTTGGATCGTCTGGCAGCAACGAGCTGGTATCCATTTTTCAACAATGTCACAGCAAGAGGTGAAATAATGGAGCCATACAGCCTCACACTCGATGAGGCCTGTCATTTTCTCAAGATATCCAGACCGACTGCCATTAACTGGATACGCACAGGGCGTCTTCAGGCAACACGCAAAGATCCCACTAAGAATAAATCTCCTTACCTCACAACACGACAAGCCTGCATTGCGGCTCTTCAGTCTCCGCTGCATACTGTCCAGGTGAGCGCGGGTGATGGCATAACAGAGGAAAGAAAATGTCACTCTTCCGCAGAGGTGAAATATGGTACGCCAGTTTCACATTGCCGAACGGTAAAAGATTTAAACAGTCTCTTGGAACAAAGGACAAAAGGCAGGCGACAGAACTCCATGACAAGCTAAAGGCTGAAGCATGGCGGGTCAGCAAACTTGGTGAAATACCTGATATAACGTTCGAGGAAGCGTGTGTCAGGTGGCTTGAAGAGAAAGCACATAAAAAATCACTGGACGATGACAAAAGCCGGATCGGATTCTGGCTTCAACATTTCGCAGGAATGCAACTAAGAGACATTACTGAATCAAAAATTTATTCAGCAATGCAGAAAATGACGAACCGGCGTCATGAGGAAAACTGGAAACTCAGGGCAGAAGCATGCAGAAAAAAAGGGAAACCTGTTCCAGAATACACGCCAAAACCAGCGTCCGTTGCAACGAAGGCTACGCATCTTTCATTTATAAAGGCCCTACTAAGAGCCGCAGAGCGTGAATGGAAAATGCTGGATAAGGCACCAATTATTAAAGTGCCTCAACCAAAGAATAAACGGATCCGCTGGCTGGAGCCCCATGAAGCACAAAGGCTGATTGATGAATGTCCGGAGCCATTAAAGTCTGTTGTTGAATTTGCACTGGCAACAGGTTTAAGACGCTCGAACATCATCAACCTTGAATGGCAACAAATAGATATGCAGCGCCGGGTGGCATGGATAAACCCGGAAGAGAGTAAATCAAACCGCGCAATCGGCGTTGCGCTGAATGATACTGCATGTCGCGTTTTGAAAAAACAAATCGGGAATCATCACCGTTGGGTATTTGTGTACAAGGAAAGCTGTACCAAACCAGACGGAACGAAAGCGCCAACAGTAAGGAAGATGCGGTATGACGCAAACACAGCCTGGAAAGCGGCGCTGAGACGAGCTGGTATTGATGATTTCAGATTTCACGACTTGAGACACACCTGGGCAAGTTGGCTGGTTCAAGCCGGAGTCCCGTTGTCAGTGTTACAGGAAATGGGTGGCTGGGAGTCTATCGAAATGGTTCGTCGATATGCTCACCTCGCGCCTAATCACCTTACCGAACACGCACGGCAAATAGACTCGATTCTGAACCCATCGGTCCCAAATTTGTCCCAGTCAAAAAATAAGGAAGGTACTAATGATGTGTAACTTATTGATTTAAATGGTGCCGATAATAGGAGTCGAACCTACGACCTTCGCATTACGAATGCGCTGCTCTACCAACTGAGCTATATCGGCCCTGAAAGGACATGTTCACGAACGTGAATCACGGTGGACAAGGTTAAAACTAACCGGGCGATGCGTCAATGGCCTTGTGAATCAAATGGCTACTTTTGCATCACCCGGTTTTATTTACGCACGAATGGTGTAATCACCAATACCGATCCACTTGTAAGTGGTCAGTGCTTCCAGCCCCATTGGGCCACGCGCGTGGAGTTTTTGTGTGCTTACCGCCACTTCCGCACCTAGTCCAAACTGGCCGCCGTCGGTAAAACGCGTAGAGGCGTTAACGTAAACAGCGGACGAATCCACTTCGTTAACAAAACGCTGGGCGTTGCGCATATCGCGGGTCAGGATCGCATCGGAGTGTTGTGTGCCGTGTTCACGAATATGGGCGATGGCATCGTCAAGATCACTGACGATTTTGACGTTCAAATCTAATGACAGAAACTCATCGTCATACTCTTCCGCTTTAACAGCCACCACCTTCGCGGGGCCTGTCTGCAACTGCGCCAGCGCAGCTGCATCTGCGTGTAATGCCACGCCGCTTTCCTCCATTTGTTTGCTTAATGCGGGCAGGAAGCTATCGGCGATGTTTTTATTCACCAGCAACGTTTCTACCGTATTACATGTGCTCGGACGCTGAGTTTTCGCGTTGACGATCACTTTTAATGCTTCAGCAATCTCTACACTTTCATCAACATAAATATGGCATACGCCTATACCACCTGTGATCACCGGGATCGTCGACTGTTCGCGGCACAGTTTATGCAAACCAGCGCCACCACGCGGGATCAGCATGTCGATGTATTTATCCATACGCAGCATTTCACTGACCAGCGCACGGTCAGGATTATCAATCGCCTGCACGGCACCCACCGGTAAGCCACAGGATTTCAGGGCGTCCTGAATCACCGCCACCGTTGCCGCGTTAGTGCGACAGGTTTCTTTACCGCCACGCAGAATCACTGCGTTACCGGTTTTCAGGCACAGCGAAGCGACATCAACCGTCACGTTCGGGCGCGCTTCATAAATCACGCCAATAACCCCCAGCGGTACGCGACGACGCTCAAGACGCAGGCCGCTGTCCAGTACGCTGCCATCGATTACCTGCCCCACCGGATCGGCGAGGTTACACACCTGGCGCACATCATCGGCAATGCCTTTCAGCCGTGCGGGCGTCAGTGCCAGACGGTCAAGCATCGCTTCGCCAAGGCCATTGGCACGCGCGTCAGCAACATCCTGGGCGTTAGCGTTGAGGATGATTTCGCTTTGTGCTTCCAGTTCATCGGCGATTTTTTCCAGCACGCGATTTTTTTCGCGGCTGGAGAGTTGCGCTAATTTATACGAGGCTTGCTTCGCGGCAATGCCCATTTGTTCCAGCAT